GAAATAACATCACCAGCTTTTTTTATGCCTAAATCTTTTAATATTTTAAAACTTTTTTGCATATTCTCCTCCTAATCCTTTAAATATATTATATCATGTTTCGTACCGTTTCCTGTATTAACAGAAATCGTCTTATCTATTAAAGTAAATGCTCTTGTTTCCATATCATCAACAAGGTCATTATTGCCAAGCAAACTTGTTATTTCAAAGTTAAAAGAATGAACATAATAAGCACCAACATATCCAGCTATACTATCACCTGTAAACATTGATAAATACCCTTTGTTATCACTAAAACCTGCACTAAACGCACTACCTGCAAGACTTTTTATCATAATCGGCCTTAACTCTTGTATTTTATCAACTATATCAACGCCAAGACTCTCGCCACTTGGAGCTACAACATAAACAGAAAACTTTATAACCAACTCACCGTTAAAATCACTAGAATTTGTTATTTTTTGAACTGCTTGTGTTTCTGATTGCTTACTATAACTCATAGATGACTCTCGCATTTCTACAAAAGCCCACCAATTATTAATATCTTGCCTATTATAAATTTGCTCTATCCTGTCGGCTGATGTTATACCTGAAACTCTAACATTATGACTAACATAAGCATTAGATATTATATAAGAACCTGTTTGTAATATAGATACATCTACATCAAATGTATTCGTTGTGACATTACTAACAACATAAGTACCATTTATGCCATCAATCCTATTCTCTAAGATATAACCTGTGCCAATTGGTGCAGATGTTCCTACAATAGTAAAATATGTATGGTCATTTGATAAACTGACAATATCATAAAAACCATCATAATTAGCAAAACCTCTTATCTCTACTTGTTCTTGCCAATTAGTCGTCATATCATGCCTTAAATTTGTTGTAAAAGTTATAGTTCCATTGGGATTAACTACAAAACTGCTTATATCATTCTGCAAAGTAGCTCCTCTTACTGTTATTATATCCCCGTTTTGAAACCCATGATTGTTTACTGTAAATGTCACTGTATTGCTGTTTATTACATAATTGCTAATAACAGAATTTTCACTGAACAAATCAGTATATCTTGGCATTTGTACTTTTAATTGATTGATTATATCTGCAAATATCACAAATAACTCCTTAAACTACCATAAAAAGACTGTCTAACTTTACCAATTGTCCTTTTCATAGTAGACTCCATAAATGGACGAGGCAAAATGCGACTGCTACCATATTCTAAAAATGGAGCATAACTTTTATTAGTTCCTACTTCTAAGGTATAAGAACCGTGCATTGTTGAGTCTATACTGTGATATAATCCGCCCGTCATTATTGCAGGATATTCTCCTGGTGCTGACGCTCTATGTATGCCATATAAACGACCACTCTTAGGACTCTTAAAGCCCTTATGAACATCATCTATAACAATATCGCTTATTCTACGAAAAGCTACACGAATTGACTTTTTAATTTGAGTTCTAGGATATGATAAAGCTAATTTAACTTTTGGAGAGCTGTATTTTATCTTTACCAATTTACAGCCTCCTTGCTATCATCTCCCATCAAAGAAACATAAAGTTTTAAATAACTGTCACTTTCGCTTAAATTCTCAACCTTTAATATATTGTAATATTTATCTTTGAATTTTATATATATTTCACTATTTATATCTGCTCTATATCTTATATAAAAATAATGAGTAGTAGCCTCTAATGTAGATATACCTTTAAATGTTATCTCACCTGTGACCGTTTCTATTGCTGACCATACTTGCTTAATTAAAGTATAAGTATAGTCTCTTGATATTCCGCTATTACTTGCTGTTAAAGAACGAGTATAAAGCTCTATTCTATGCCTTAAATCTGCACTACATATCTTAACTTGTTTTATTCTTTTCTTCTTACAGCTCATATTGTTATTATACCATATTGACTAAGTATTAACCTTGCTTGAGCAGGTATCATTGAGGTATTACAAGAACAATTACTAGAAGGGTCTAAACACGCTCCGTTATTCTCTATTAAACTAGCAAGAGTTAAAAACATTGCTTCTCTTAAATCATCTTCTAAATACCCAAAACCGCTTGTTATCTGCATTTTATAAACTTGAGTCCCTTTGTCTGGAACGACTGTTTCTAAATCTAGAAAATCTATCTTATAATAAGGGTAATCTCTTATAATATCGGGTGTATATGTTAAATCTGTCCATACATTACTTGTTAAGTATTGAATATTATCAAGACTGACAAAAGGATGTCTACGCGGAGAGACCACCCGTGATAAATCTTCTAAATATATATCCCACTCTTTAATATAGAAATCTACCCTAGTAAACTTTTCAAAAGTCTCTAAAACCGATGTCATTAACTTAAAGATATGCTTTTCTAAACCACTTACTGTTTGAACAAAATCTGTTCCATCAAAGGTAAATGTATATAAATTGTTAGCTTTTAACTTATCTGCTGTAAAATCATTGCCCAAGGTATCTAAAAGCTTAACCGGACCAACTCCATCTATATCTATATAAGATGAGCCGGTATTATTTTCTAAAATTAAAATACTGATTGTTGTATCTGTATAAGATGTGATATTAACAATACCTGTTTCAATTCCCGAACAAGTATATAAATCGCCACCTAGATAATCTGAACGAATAGATGAGTAAACCCACCTATCTAAATCTAATTTCAAATAATTCTCTAATTCTTGTTTGCCAGCAGGGACAAATAAAGCCCTGCTGACTAATTCATAATAAGCTAAATCCATTACTTACCTTTTTTTTTCGTTGTTTTCTTTACTTCTGTTTTAACTTCAACTTTTACTGGCTTTATTTCTTCTGCATAGCCTAGTAATATTAAAGAGTCTGTTTGTTCACTATTAAGTTCTGTTTCTAAACCTTTATCAAGAATTTTATAACTATCAACAAGCATTCCTTTAAAGTCTTTTATTAACTTAATCTTCATAGCTTACCCCTTTTGGATTGGAACTTTAATTGCTGTAATATTACAAGTGTCGCCTGCTGTGCCATCTGTTCCAATTAATCTAACATGAGATTTACCAGATATAACATGAACAAGTCCAACTAATGCACCTGTTCCTGACACTAAATCACCTTGTAAATAATCAGCCTCTACTGGTGTCCAAGTAATTCCATCTTCGCTTTCCTCTGCTGTAAAAGTTATAGCAGTAGTTAAGTTTCCTTGATATAAAAAAGATACATTGTTGTTGTTTGCAATATCAACATCTGCAAAAGTTTGTGGTGATGCCAAAAGTACTGCGTCATTTACTATTTCTACATTAAATTCTTTGTATAATGATTTCATTATAACCCCCTAATAATACGGAGGGCATAAAGCCCCCCTTAATTTAATTATTGTACTTTTAATACTGTAAAAGCTTCTTTTCTAGTCACCGCACCGCCAACATAACGATGTATAACTATTCTTACAATTCCTCTGTTTTGTTGTGATACATTATCTCTAACAACTCCAAGAGCCATTCTATCTGCAACAATATAACCTTTTCTGAAATCACCAAATAAAATTGGTAAATCACCAGTCGCATGACCTACTGTCATATCAGGCATTTCTGCATAAGAATAACCTAATATTGTATTAGGCGTACCGTCTGCTAAGCCTGGTATCCACAAATAAGCTCCCGTTGCAGGGTCTTTCATTTTTCTGATTTTAGCTATGTTCACTTTATTTATTCCAAACATAGGTTTATAACCAGACTTGATTTTTGCTGTTAAGTCTATAATATCATCAGCTGTAAAATCTCCAACTGTACCAGATGTTAAAATATTAGAAACATTAGGAATTATACCTTGTGGTTGACCTGTTCCGTTTCCAAGTAAGAAAGCTGTACCCTCTTTTTGTGCTTGGTCTTCTGCTACATCAACGCCAATTTCATTAACCATATCAAAAGCTGAGTCATTTAACATTTCATTAGTTAAATCAACAACAGAAGTCAATCTATGTGCTTCTATTTTTAACTGACCATACTTAGAATTGTTAGGCGCTACTGTTTGACCTTGATTAGCCCAATAAGAAGTCACTAAACTTTCTCTTGTTGGTATAACCAAAGAACCTGCTGACATCTTATATACTCTTGCAAAGTTTCTTACAGGTGAGTATTCTGTCACATTCTTTAAGATTTCTTTTAAATACTCATCAGGTGCTAAAAATCCACCATCAGTATTGACATCTGTTCGCATAAATTTTCTTTCTGCTTCATCAAGTGACACTTGACCTTTTTGCATAAACTTTTCAAAAGCTTTAAGCTCTGCTTTAACTTCTGCTTTATCATCAACTCCACCAGGTGCTGACATTTTCTTTTCAAGACCTAAAACTCTATCTTCAAATTCTTTCTTGTCTGCATTTACTTTTTCAAGGTCTGCAAGAAGTTTCTGATTTTTCTCTTCTTGTGAGTCTAAATCCTTTTCAATCTTAGCGAGTTTTTCTTTATACTCTGCTGTGTTTTCGTTGCCTTTTTCTACTAATTCTCTTAGCTCAACAACTGCATTCTTAAATTCTTTGCTATCCATTGTATCCTCCTATAATAGCTTTTTTTAGTTTCTTTAATTCTGTTTCTATATCGGAGCTTTTCACTCCATCAGTATTATCGTCATTACAACGAAAAAACTGTTTAGAACTATATACAACCGCGTCAGCTTCTTTTTTTGTCATTTTACTCCTAAGAAACTTACTTAATGACGCTAAATCTTTTATATCTTTATATGTTAAAGTATCATTGTTAGACTTAGTAAAAGGGTCATCTAACCCCATCTTTTTATAATACTTAGTAACAACCGATTTTGCCTTTGCAACATCTTCTTCTGGTATATCAACACCGCCTCTTGCTCCATTTAAGGCACCAACAACTGCACTTAATGCATGAGGTACTATTCTAAGGTCGTTCTCTATAACATCAACAAAAGGTAGTTTATAAGAAGAATAGTTTTCTGGCTTAGAGTCATCATACCAAATAAAAGCTTTCTTATACTCTTCACTTGGTGCGTCTTCTGAACCTGTTAACAACCTAACTCTTTTATCTGCTTTTGTTTTATCCCATTCATAATCAAATATAATTTCACCTGCACTATCTCTAACAAAATCTAACTCTTCATTAAAAGGCATTACTGATTTAACATCTGTTACCGTTGCAAGCGTGTTCATAGGAAAAGTCACTAAACTAATCTCTAATAACTCAATCTCTTTTATTTCTCTAACTCCATTTTCTAATATATCTGAGTCTTTCACAAAATAACCTATACTAACACCATTGATACTTTTAGCCTTTAACTGAGGAATTACACGACCTGTAACAAAAGTATCTTCTTTTGGCATACTAGCTACAAAAAACAAACCCCTGTCATCTTCTCTTGCCTCTACAACTGCACCAATTGGCTCGTTTGTATTATGTTGCCACAATAAAACAGGTAGTTTCATTAAAAGAGACTTAACAAAAGCTCCTTTCTTAATCTTGTCCATTCCTAAATCAACATGGTCAAATACAGAAGCATAGCCTTTTACAATGTAATTACTATTATCCTCTTCAAAACTTGACTTTAATTGACATTTAATAAATTGCTTTTTTTCCATAGTTATCCTCTCCTTTATTATATCACAGTTTTAAATAAAAAGCTGTGCAACGACACCTGACTATATTTCTTGCACTACCGCTAGGGTCTTTTGGATACATTAGATTTTCTCCACCAACCACAAAAGGCTCATAAAGGTGTATAGGCTTTTGATGATATTTAAAATGAGCTTCACTATGAAAAGGTCTAGTCTTAGTATCTAAGACTGCATTCCATACCTTTTTTAACACAAAAGGAATAGTAGTCTCCACCGCCTCAGCTTCGTAATGTTTTTCAGAACCCTGAGCAATACCAACTTCTGTTTGTGCTATACTCTTGTTTCTACCACCGTGTGATTTCTCTGTTTGACTAATTAGATAAGACTCTAACTCATCATCTGAAACATCATCAAGGATAGAATTATTTATAGCCTTGTTAGTGATGTTTAAAGTACCCTCATCAATTAACTTTGCTCTACTCTTGATAGTCTCATTTAAAAACAAAACAAGAGCTACGCCAAGCCTTTTATCAATGCTAGTCTTCTCTTCATTAGTTAAGCCTATATCATTATACAAATAACCTTTGAAAGTTCCCCAAGTCTCTTTGTAATACTTACTTAATATCCTTTCTAACTCTTCTCTAAATTCTGTAATATCTATATTTCTTTTATTCTCTTTGTAATAATTAGCAAACTTCTTATACACTGTTTCAAAATAGACTTTTAAGTCCTTTTCCATTTTGTCTTCTATCTTCAAAAGCAAAGCAAGCTCTTTAATTGCTAGCTTTTCCTCTCGCTTTTCGTCAATCTTTTCCATTAAAGCCATTTGATAAGCTCCGCTATTTCTACATCTGATTTTTTAAGAAGTTTCAATTCTTCAATTACTTGACTCTTGTTGTCTGTTTCCTTGTCTTTACCTAATACTTGCAAATTAGCAGGGATATATAAATAATCGCCCTGTTTACCTATGCTCTCATAACCAAACATCGCTCTAACTTCATTATAACTAAATACACCCGATTTACTCTTTTTTAAAACATATCGGTTTCTAGGTAAGTTAATTTATAATCAGTACCAGAAAGCAATACACTAGTTAGCTTGCTAAATATATGATTAGTAAGTGGCATAATAGCAAAATCATACAGATTATATTTATCGGTTTCTTTATTGTTGTATGTACTAGATGTATTATCATAAAAACTAGCAGGTATTTTAAATATCTTATATATAGCTCTATCAACTACATCTTTTAACTTTGAAAAATCCATATCCTTATTATTAATAGACAATTCTTTTATCTCTTTTTTACCATCGCCCGCAAGAATAAACAACTCACCTGCATTGCTAGAACCTTGATAAAAAGACTTTATTTGATTTCTTAAATGTTGTTCTTGCTCTACCGACAATTCACTTTCTAATGTT